TTTTACACCTGCTTTGGTTACAGTTGTTACACCACCTTTAATAATTCCACCACCACCAAAACTTGTTGCAGCGTCTGCTAAATCTGTTCCTGTAACTGGAGCAGCTTCTCCTGTTTGTCCACCCTCTGCCTCTATTTGTTGTCTAATACTATCAAACTCTGCTAATTGTTCTTCTGTAAAATCTTCTTGAGCTAATCCTATTAATTGTTTATATCTCTCAAATAGTTCATTAAAATCTACCATTATGCTGTTACCTCACTTGGTTGTGCTGTTCCATTTGTTGCATCTTTTTGGTTATCTGAAATTAATTCATTCTCCAAACTTGCTGGGAACTCTAATTCAATTTCTAAATTAATTTGTAATAAAAATTGTTCTTCAATATATAACTGTTCTTCTTCTATTGTTTGTTGGAATGCTAAGTAAGCTATCTTACTACTTGCTTCTGTTAGAGCTTTACTTCCACCCAGTATAATATCTGGAACTCCACTTGCTTGAGTGAATTTATCATCTAAGTATTGTAACCATGCCATAGGGTTTAATGTTGCATTTGGAGCTACTCCTATAACTTCTGGAACAACTGCTCCTTTAGGAATATACATATTTTCCCCATTACTTATTGCTGCATCTTGTTTAGCTTTAAATGCTGTTATTTCTGTAGCATTATCTGTATCCAAGTGCCATACAATTAAAGGTTTAACATATCTTTGCATGATAATCTTTTGATTCTCCATTACTTCATTTTTAGCTTTGATTATCCACTCTAAAGCATCGATCATTGATTCTCCGTGCATTTCATCTGCTACTCTATTTCTTGATAAATGGAATATATCTTCTGCATTAAATCTTTTAGGTTTCTTTCCTTTAACTTTTGAATTTTGCTCGTATCTAATTATGATTCCTTTTGAATTTGCTACTATCGTCATAGTTTGTGGGTCTAATGGTTTAAGATTAATTAAAACTCCATCCTTATCTGTTATAATTTCAGCATAAGAATCTCCACCAATATCTAATGTTCTTTTCATATTTTCTAATATTGTGTTTATAGTATCTGCCCCATTTCCTGTAATTTTATTTAATATAATTTCTACTTCTGGCTCTGTTTTATATCCTTTTCCAATAGTCCATGTAGATTTTGCGTCTATTGCTGCTTTCATTTCTGGAATCTTTTTGTAATATCCTAATTGTTGTGTCCAGTTATCGTTAGTCCATTTAGTTTCTTTATCTTCGCTGTGTGCATCTGTTGATTTTGAATCTACTGAATAATCTGTAATTTCGTTAGTTAAGTCCGATGCTGTTGCGTTTGCTATATCTAAGTTTCCCATTTTTAATCATCTATCCTAAAAGGTATTTGTGCAATGTTTGTTGTAAAGTGACTTGCATTTGTTGCTGGAAGAATATTACTCCCATCCCTATTTTGTGGGTCTATTCCAAACTCAAATGTAGCAATTCCACTTGCCCATGATGCTGTAAATTCAAATCTCAATGAATCATTTCTTCTAAATTTTGCATTTACTATTGGAATCTTTGCTAATAAGGGGGTTACATCTCCTATTGTTAAATTTTGACTTACCCATGTGCTACCAATTTGTGTTTCTGCTGCTGATCTAACTCTATATAGTTTTATAGTCATTCTTACTGGTTGGGTTAAAGCTCCACCGTCTGTTACATGGGTCATAAAATTTAAACTTAAAGTTCCATTAATAACTCTTGGAGTATTAAATGCTCCTGTGTTGAAATTCCATTCAGTAGGATTTGTAGTTGTTAATAAATGTGATTTAACTCCATAAGGATTATCTTTTGCTAAATGATAAGTGTCTCCACTTGTATCTGAAGATTGAAAGGAATAATAAGGAACTGTTCCACTTCCATCCTCTAAATCTGTATAATTATAAGATGCTATTGCTTTACTTCCAGATTCTATTAAAGGCGGAGCCATTTTTGAATGTTCAACTCCTTTTCTAGATTTGGTAATTGTCCTTCTCTTCTTCTATCAAAAGGCCAAGCATGACCTGACCTTATCATATCTTCACTCATTAATAATCCATCTATGAAAATATCCCCTAAGAGTCTGCCCCATTTCTCAACTCTATTCTCAGGGTTAATTATAATTTGAACTAATTGCCCCTCTACTAATCCTTTAAGGTAATCTCTTGCTTCATGACCACCATCCATATTTAGTTCTGGTGCATCTATTTCTACTATTCTCATTGGGAAATTAAAATCTCTATCTTCCCATTGTAGGGTAACTGTATCCCCATCGTGAACTTTGAAAACTCTTGCTTCAAAATCCATTGTGATTTGTTTATGTGGAGAGTTCATATATTCCAAACTCATTTGAGAGTTCGTTAATTCTGGAAAGTTTTTAAAGTCGTGCATTTAAGTTCCCTTAATGAATTTTTGTGTATCTTTATTTTTAAATATTGATAAGTTTGTGAGATAACTGTCTCTTAATGCGTTAAACATGTCTGCTGCTATACTTCTACTTTGGTATGATGAAAAATCATATCTTATCCATTCCATTGCTACAAATGAAGAAACAATATCTCCAAGTAATGTTTTAGATGTTGCAGCTAAACTTGCCCAGTTAGTTGAGTAGTCATATCTTCCTACACCGTTCACAATTCCCTCTGCTCTTAGAACTGCTGCATTTTTCATAGCTTCAGTATAAGAAACACTTGCATCTACTCCTGCTTTACTATCTAATTCTCCCTCTGAAGTCATTATGCTTGTTACTGCCATTTTTTATTATTCATCCTCACCGTTAATATTCTAATTGCGAAAGTAAGTTCTTGTATTGCTGCAATCTTAGCAATATCTGTTGCTTCAGCAACCTCATGGATTACATCTTGTCCGTCTCTGTCCTTAATGTGTATCTGTGCCATTTTCTATTTTAGTATATATATATATTTAAGGCTTTGTCTTTCATACACCACGCAGCCCTTATAAGTGCTTCTGCAATATGAGAGTATTTTCCGAAGATTTTAAGGTTGCCATCTGTGGTATATTCAAACTGAATAGACTTTAAAGATAGTGCAGTTTCTGGATTTTCTTTTAAATGTAATTTCCCATCTTCCATTAGTTTCAAAAGGTTTGTGTATAAATCTTCTTTCAATATCTTCTTCTTTCTGTTATCGTCTCTAGTAATGCTTCTACTACTGTTGTTGATAGCTTCAACTTTTCTCAATTTCTCCTTTAGTATATCAAATACTCCTACACCTAAACCACCATCATCAATATATATCTTTTTGTAGTTATTTCTTTTATCTTCATTTATTATTCTTCTTGCTAAGTCTGGAATAGTTATATTTTTTATAATTTCCATCTCCATTTCATATAGTTCTTCTTTATTTTTTCTCTTTAATGAATATAAAACAGTATCATCTGCTCCTTTTCTAGCTACATCTACTCCTAAGAAATTATCTCCCCAACTAGAATTCACGTGGGTCTTAAGGTCTTTGTTGGGGAGTTTCATACAGGACTCTATGAGTTCTGCTGAAAAGAATTGCATAAGTTCATCTACGAATTGACCTAGATATTCTTGAGCATATCGCACTTTAGTCATACGTTCCTTTTCTCTCTTTAAGTAATTTTTATCAATTCTCGGACAATCTTCTGAACTTACATGAATTGTTTTGAAGTCTGGGTTTTTATAGCAGTCATAGAAATAACCACCCTTACCGAAAGGAGTAGACAGTAAGACAATAGAGCCACCCCTACCTTTAGTAGTAGCTAGCATTGGAGTTACTGCAGTCCAAACTGCTTCTGGAATAAATGCTGCTTCATCTGCTATAAGTAAGTCTACGGTATAACCCCTAATACCTAAACCACTTAACCCAGTAGGTAGACAATGAATAATACAACCATTAGTAAGTTTAAGTTTACTTCTAGTTGGTCTATCCTTTCCTTTCTTAATTAATTTTTTACAGTTGTTATCAAATTCATAAAGTATTTTTTCAAAGAGTAGGAATGCTTGTCTCTCTACTGCTGCAATAACTAATATGTTTTTACCTCTGTTTTTCTGGCAGTATTTTCTTACTTTTTGAGCTATTGCAGTTGATTTACCACTCTGTCTACCAGAAGTTATACATAAGTCTCCCTCAAAGTCTACACATTCTTGTTGCCAATTATCTAACTTCAAATTCTACCTCATATGTTCCGTTCAACTGGTCGTTTTCATCTAATAATTTTCTAATTGATTTCATGGACATTGTATCTGGTTTGCATTGTATTAATTTAATTTTTCTTGTTATCCAATTGATAGCGAATATATCTACTGGGCTATGACTTCCAGCACTTCTTTGTGCTATTTGATAACCCAATGTCTTCATAATGTTACATACTTTATATTCTTTTCTTCTTCCTTTAATGTAGTTTTTGTTTGGCATTTCTTCGTCTTTCTCTTGCTGCAATATCTCTGCAAGAGGTATCACAGAATCTTAGTTTAGTCCAAGCATAGTTTAATCTTCCTGCCCTTCTATCTATACATGACTTTAACCATGTGCTGTGAAAGATTGTTTTACCACATCTCTCACATTTCTTCTTCATATTTCAATCCTTTCTGCATCTACTAATACTTGAATATATTCAGTTGCAGTTCTTCTTGAGCAACCAAAATCATAAGATAATACAGATATCAATTTCTTTTTATCAATTACTTTGTTTGCACTCATTGCAGCTTTAACAGAAACTTCAACTTCTCTTATTCTTGCCATTCGTTTGTTTTCTCTTTTATTTCCCATTGTAATACTATACACACACACAGTATTTATAAAGATTTAGGTGTTTTTGTGTGTGTTTCTTATACAAAGAAAGAAAAGTAAGCAAAAGAAAGAAATAGATAGAACCATAAAAAAAATATAGTCATGGCTAATGTCAAATACCATAAGAAACACACACAATTAACTGACGGTTTGCAAGTATCTTGTGGGTTAATTTGGTTACTGTAGTGTTTTCCTAATTCAATCCTTTAAATAGATTTGTATTTTTCAAATTATAAATTATTTTTGGCTGGAGTCCTACACAAAGAAAAAACAAAAAGAACAAGAACCGCTAAGATAGGTTAATGCCCTATGGGCTCAGCTATTGGCTGAGCCCTTCCCCCCCGTAGGGGGGGTTAGGGGGGGAGTATGTTAGTCTATTGGCAGAGCATAGGCTCTGCATATAATTTTGTCTTATTGCTGTGCATTGCACGAAGTGCTTAACAGACCTTTTGTATGCACAGCATTACACGGCTTACGCCGTTCACGATAGTCTTTAGCTTTGCTCTTGCTTCCCCCCCACACACTGTGCTGTTGTAATGTATAAGAATTAAAGAGTGTGTTGTGTGTTGGAGAGCAACTAGTTGCTCTAATATAGCTAAAGCTATTTAAAGCTATGCATTGGGGGGTGATGGTTACGCTAGGGGGGAAGTTGTAAACTTCCCTTACTCTGTGTTAACTACCTTAACAACTAAATAAACCCATAGGAGTATTAGTCCTATGCCTATGTATTGTTCAAGTATCATCTTAACAACACCAATGTGGTTCTTTAGGTTCTTTAGCTACTACCTCGCCCTCATTAACCCACTCCCTAAGTTCATCTAACGTTGGAATATATCCAAAACAACTGATAAACTGTTTATTTATTTCAATTATGTTCATTGTTCAACTCCTTTAAGCCATGTGCTAGCTTAATTACCTCTTTAGCTTCTTCAACTTTAGCCCTTAACTCATATAAGTCATTTGCATATACCTTTAAAACATCGTCTGGGGATTTCCCCCATCTAATGCTTATAGAACTCTGCGACTTATTCTCTATTATTGTAGTGTTACTCATTTTACATAATATACAGAACGTCTTTTTCGTCTGAACCTATCATCATCTGCAGAACCTTGAATTCTTCTTGTTTTTCTATCCATAAGTCCGTTTCCATGCCATGTTTAGCAATTAACCTCTTAATACTAGTCTTATTTGGAAAGTAGTCTAAAACGGCCTTATTCTCGTTCAGAGAGATACTCAATATAAGCTTTCTTTTAGTCTTTGTCTCATTGTCCAAGTCTTTGACGTCTTCATATCTTGCACTTAAGACAACAAACTTTCTATTTTTCATTCCTTTAACAGCTGAACCCTCAACCGCCAAACCTTCTATCATTACCATTTTATATTCTCCTGTCTTGACCTAGTTCTTTGACTCTGTCCTTGACAATATATTATTAGTTCTACCCTTTATATAGTTATAGACACACGCACACATATATTAAAGAATATACATACTTATATACTCAAATCTCCAGTTTTCATAGCATAAGTAAACGAACGAAGTGAGCTATAAAATAGAAAATATTTGGTTGAGGAACGACGCCAAATATTTAATCTAACTACTAAGAATATTAATTACTTGACCACTAAACGGGGGAGCGTGTGTTATATCAATTCTAACTGTTGTATTAACATTATTTTCATAAGCTTCAACGTTCATCTGTTTAGACCTACCAGCTCCAGGGTCAGAAACTAATAGTTTAAATATAGAGTTACCCCCTACATTTCCTATCCAACCCTGTTGAGTAGCATTTAAACTATTAGAATTAACTCCAGCACTCCAACCTACATTAGTTGCTATTGCTTGATAGAAAGTTCCATTCCACATTTGAAGAATATAATCTCTAGATGGAGCTGGTCTTCCAGATATTGCATAAGTTCCAGCATCAAACTTAACTGTTGCTGCTGAAATAACATCCCCAGCTGGTATTGCTGAACAGTCTACAATTGCTGTGATAATATCATCATAATTTGGAACAATAACATTATTATGACTGGCAAGAATTATTCCAGTTCCAGCCGTATATCCAGTTGTTGAATTAATATAATAATCATTTGCTGCAACAATAACTCTACAAGTTGTTACTGTCATTTTTTAAATGTTATCCTTACGTGCATTTGTTTTATATCTTCATGTGGTTCTGAATCAAATTGAAGATAGATAGCTTTACCTCTAACTACCGACGCTGATGTGATAGAAGTATCATCTCTAACTCCAGACGTTGTATCAAAATCATTTATAACAATAGGATTTGCTAATGAAATAAAGTCATCTGCATATTTCAAATCCCCTGCAACTTGATTAGTTGTTGCATCTAATTGAATTTGAACTCTATCAATAGTTAAATCATAACCTGCCCATCCGATAAATACTTGTGTATCTGTATTGTAAATTTTGTTTGGGTCTATTATTGTAAATTGCCAGTTTTCAGTTGAAGTACTTGTAGAAGTTGAGAAGCTATTCCATAGCGAACAGTAATCTATCAGTATTTCATGGGAAGCATTCCCAGAGGTTGCATGATAGTATCTAACTTTAGCTTCTTCGTTTTGAATATAATTTGCGTGGTCTATATCTCCTACTTCAAAAGGAGTTTGTGCTGATTCGTCTTGAATTACTCCAATAGTATCCCAGTCTAAAGTGTCATAATTCCATAACTGTAAATTTACTACATGGGTTGCACTCCCCATATACCATTGTTGAGTCTTAACGCTGTTAAAATGAGTTACTCCTGTGAAAGTTACTTCAATACTAAACCCTGGAGTTCCAGTAACTTCGTCTACATGATAAACATTACTATCATTTTTAGTTTGAATATCTGTAACATCTCCAGAATCTAATGTTCCAGTTATTAAAGCAATAGAATCTGCTGGATATTCAATAGGAGTAGTAGCTTCATCAACATATTTTTTATTAACTAAATCGTATTCATTCTCTGGCATTCTAAGCATTCTTCCTGCTTGGTGGTTTCCAGAGTTATTCGGTAAGACGAAGCTATCTGCTATCCTAGCAGGTCTAGCTGGTCTTATAGTTCTGGGTCTTCTTCTCCCAGCCATTAGTCTAACCCTTTTCTCAACCTTTCTGGAACTTTACTCTTTTGGGGTATTAAGTTCATCACTCTACCCTCTTGAGTTGTAGTTCCAGCTGTATCGCCCTGTTCGTGTGGCCATTTCCTATACAGTTCCTTTTCTCCACTTGTAGATGCCATTAGTCTCCTTTCTTGACTATCGTCCAGAGTTTGTTACCTAAATGGAATGTTTGTATATATTCTGCTGCATGACCACTTAAAGCTGCTTCTAAATGTATGCTATGTGTTGATATCCATCCACCATAGTGAGCATTACCAGTTAAAGTTCCGTTATCTGCTCCACTACCACTGTCTGTAGTTCCATCATCTTCCATAGATATATCAAATACTCTTGCAGTTTCAATTATAGCTGCTCTTGCTGCTCCACTATTAGTTGTGTGGCTTTCTCCAGTAGCATCAGTTCTAACTTCTTTAGCACTTAGTGCTATGTTAAAGTATTTAGTCCTACCAATAGCTCCACTCCAGTCTAATGTGTGGGTATTATTACTCTCCAAAACTCCAATAGCAAACTTGTCTCCATTAGTAATTTTACCATACCAGTCTGTTAAATCTGTTGCTGTATCATTTGTAGTTGCTACATTTTTACCATTAATATATAGTTTAGGTTGTGTTGCATCTTGAACTACTGCTACATGTATCCAAGTTTTAGCAGTTAAACTTCCAGTTGTTTCTACTACTTGAAACTGAACTGCTCCACCATGATATAATTTTACTGCTAATATATCATTATATACATAAAATTGTATATATTCTGTAGCACTATCATTATCTCCAGCACTTAAAATACATTTAGTTCCACTTATATTATCCAAATATATCCAAGCTGTATAAGTTCCAACTGTATCTGCTGCTGCTACTCTTGCTACTGCATGAGCATCATGTAATACATAGTCATCTGTTCCATCAAAATAATTTCCCTTTCGAGCTGCACCATTTTCATGTACAACTACTATATCTCCAGCTGCCATTTTAAGTCCACATAGGTATATAATATTCCACTCCTGCTTGATTAACTAATTTTAACCATGCACTTATAGTAGCTGTTCCTACCCCAGTTGGTGCTACATTAGTAATACTAATATTCTCTGTTCCATTAGCTGTTAAACCATTTAAATACATTCCATCTGGTAATATAAGTCTTTTCTCTGGTGCTTCGTTATGAGCCATCTTTCTTCACCTTTTTAACCTTTTTAACAACAACTTCTGGCTCTTTAATCAAAGGATGTAGTTGATATTTAGCATACTTTAAACCAAAAGTTGGGTCGTTCATTCGTTGTTTAATTCTAGCTATCCTAGAAACTATCTTCTTTTCCCAGAATTTAACTTCATAAGGTAAAAGTGGGGAATTATCCCCTTTCTCCATCTTCCCTAGAGCAATTTTTAGTCTGCCCTCACATGTTTCAAGAGTCATTTTACACCTTTATGTCGCTTATAATATAAGCTGAATTAGGGTTCTCTAGTAGGCATACACCTTCTTCCCAAATTCTAATCTTTTTACCAATTCCAGCATCATCTACTACTGCAGTTGTTAAAGGCATAAAGCTCTTCCATACTGCTGTATCTTTTGTAAATAATACTGCAAAGTCCTCTGTGAATGAAGTGTTTACTACAATATCTACACCAAGTAAACTCATTACTTTTCCATTCCTAACTTTCTCGCTTGCGAAACCAGGTATAGAACTACCCTTTACATTGATTAACCAGTTAACTAAACTAGTATAATCTCCAGGGTGAAGTAACATTGTTACATTACTTGTGTCATATCTGTAAGTCCTTATGCTTTCTAAAGCTGTTAGTATATCTAAGACAGGATTTCCAGTTACTTCATCATCCCATCCATCTGCTACTCCAGCTGCACTTGGAACTGAACTACCATCTGCTGGGTCTCCACTTGCACTTCCTTTGTCTGCTACAATTTCATAGATTTTTCTATCTACTTGATTGGATACTGCTCTAACTAAGTCTCTTACATTAGTTGCCCACATGTCTACGTCATTATCTTTCAAATCTTCTATTGTAAATGTTGGACTTTCTACGAAGAACTTTGCTACATGAGCTGTTGTTCTTTCCCAGCTTTGTTCTACTACTACTGGTAAACTGCCGAAAGATGTGTTATATATCTGACTTGCTGTTATTCCAGTTGTATCTGTGCTGTCTAAGAAACCAGCTGTTTTTACCCAGTATCTTAATTCTCTCTTGTCTGTTGTAGAAGTTCTAACATAATTCTTCATAACAATAGCTTCATCTGCGAAACCTGTTGCTAGTTTATTAATATTAATTCCCCTAATATCTGCTTCTCTTCCTGTGTCGTATGTCATTTTATTGAGTTCCCAACTCCATTAAGAAAGTTTCTCCATTAGTTGCTGTTTCTAGAGCTGTTCCAAAAACATAACCTAAATCAGAATCGTTTGCTGCTAAATCTGTTACTTCATTAGCACCATCATCTATTACTTGTGGAAGTCCTACTGTTGTTCCGTTAGTTCCACTCTCTACTCTAAATACACCTTTACGATATACTGCTATTTTTGTCTTTCCGTCTCCAGAAATCTTTTCTTCTGCTGCTATTCCACCAAATTTATCATTAGCTCCACTTGTTGCTGCCACTGTAAGTGGATCAGTTAAAGCTAATAGTGTTCCTTTAGGTATGCCTGCACCATCTGCACAAGTCATAGGAATAGGAGCTTGATATTCATGTATCAATACTGCTACTGCATTTGCCATTTTATATTATCTCCATAATCTTCATGCAAACAATATGTAAATACTACTATTTAAGGTTTTTCTCTATCAATTCTAACGCATGCTTATTAAGTTTTATTTGTTTTTCCATATTTTCTATATCACTTAACATAGAAATAATGCCTTCTTCATGAGATTTTTTAGCATTATCCCAGAAAGATAATAATTTAACTGGTATTTCTTTTGGTTCTTTCATTCTGGTATTACTCCTTTAGCAATAGATTTTGCATAGTCTATATCACTAATTTCTTTGTTTTTTACTTCTGGAACTTGTCCAGCATCTGAACTTCCACTTAATGCTCTTTCAACTTCTTCTGCTTGTAGAAGTTTTTCTCTCCTATCGTTCTCAAACTTTAATGCTTCCATGACTTTTTTAGCTTCTTCAACAGGCGTCTCAAATTCCTTTTCCACTTTCTCGGTTTGTATTTCTTCATTTTCCATTTGTCCTCTCTCCTATTAATTTCGTTAAGCTGATTAATGCTTCTGTGTTGGCTTTTAATACTCTTTCGGTTCTAAACATAAACCATAAAACTACGAATATTGGAAAACCTACTGTTTGTATCAATGTTGTTGTTTCGTTCATTATAACAATCCACCTACCTTTTTTCTTGGTTCTCTATTTTGAATGCCTTTTCCTGCACTTGGTCTTGCTGCTGGACCTTTACCTTGTCTTGGCTTAAATGCTGGTTTATCATCTGGTTTATCTAATCCACTCCATTGTATTCCTGCTTTATCTTTTTTTGTGGTATCAATTTCATCTTTTTCAATGAATGATAAATCTTTAAGTATTCTGTTTTTATCTTCTATTGTCGTCGCTGTTTCTAATTGTTTTTCTAATAATTCTTTTCTTGAGGCTCCAGCAACAAAATCTGCTTCTTCTTGTCTTTTATTAAAATCGTTTTCATCAATATTTGTTTTTATTAATGCTGCTTCTGTATTATGTTTTAATTCTGCAACAACATTTGCAAATGGAATTTTTCCCAAAATATTTTCCCATGCTGTAATATCTAACATTTCTCTTTTAAATGCTAATGCTTCTCTTTCTCCCTCTATATCTCCATTTTCTCTTGCCATTTTAACTGCAAAATCTATTGTTTGGAATGTTTCTTCTTTAATGAATCCAGAAAACGGATAAGTTCCGATTATTGGAAGTAAAGCTGCTGATGCTCCTGCTGTAAATCCAGCACCTACTAATATTTTTCTTGTTAAACTCATACTTTTTGTATTTGTTTCTGCTTTTTTTGTAACAGTTTTGTATATATTTCCCCATGTTGCTTGGGGGGTTAATTTAGTTCCCTGTTTAGTTATAGTTTTTGAACCCTCTTTTGCTAATATTTCTGCAGTTTCTTTTCCTGCACCTTTTACACCTGCTTTGGTTACAGTTGTTACACCACCTTTAATAATTCCACCACCACCAAAACTTGTTGCAGCGTCTGCTAAATCTGTTCCTGTAACTGGAGCAGCTTCTCCTGTTTGTCCACCCTCT